ACGTTATTTTCTTCAGCACCAGGCCCTATAGGAAATAGTTGTGACAATACGCGCTCACAGTCACCAAATACAAACCCAGTGAGTATAAAATTCGTCGCGTCTACACCGTAGATGGCCCGCATCTTAGTCCACTCGCACTTAACAGAAGGCCAAGCTCTTATCTCTGGTGGTCGTGATAACAAATCATCTAACTTTGGTTTGGGCATTGCGTTAAGACTAAAAAACTTATGTCTATTTAGACTGTCTTTAGCCACATACTTAAGATCCTCTTCGTATTGAGAATGGTAAGCGCCAGTCGGTGCCCATTGCCATCGCTTATTGATATATGACGACCATTTGAGGTTGTCTACTTGCCCACCCAAATTCTTAATCCGTGTAAACAAACTACCAGCTTCTTGGAAAATGGCTTCGGCATCAAAGGTAGCTAGATTAGGTCGTGTCCGGTTTTCTTTCTCATTATGCCAATCAACACTGCCTAAACCTCGATTAGCTAAGACTTCCATTTCAAAGAAAGGTTTAAGATCTAGTGGGACCAAGTTCTGCAGCGCCTTGAGTCGTAGTGTAAACTTATTTTTTATTTTTTTAATAAAGTCATCAAGACTATCGAATTTCCACTGCCAGATACCAGAGCAAGATATGTACTGCCAAGCGGTGTCAGGAAGCGACTTTGCCCAAACTATGAGTCCTATGAACATCGATTCATGCATTCCTAGTGAGGCCAAATGCTCTAAACACGGGTACATAAACCTAGCTCTATGATCAAACCAGCTGACCCCAAGTTTTCTAAGCTCTTTGATAGTCAAGTGCCGTAAATGTAAAGAAGAAATTTTAGTGATAGGAGGTTCACTAGTACCGACAATCCATGAGTGTATCGTAGGGTAGTTCTCCAGAGAACCTTTATACTGTTTGATACTGCTTCGAGTGATAAAGAAAGCATGCCTTAATACATCAACATCGTCTATAAGGCCATAAGGAAAAAGATCTGGGCCATATTGTAGTCGAGACAACCGGAGCAACACGCTCTTTGGCATGTGTTTCAAAGGTAAAGAATTGTGTATGTAAAGTACAGTAAAGTCATGATCTGACAGGTAGTGAGCCAAAACTGGAACGGCCCTGCCTCGAATATGCATATGTACGATACCATTAAGATTAACTCCATTTAATATGTCATATAGTAGAAAGTTAGCTTCACTGAAACTAGTCTCATTTAAAACATCGCCATTGGATAGACAATACATAGGCACAGCCATACGTTTACTATTTAACAATTTTAGACTTGAGGTCCTGCCTCCGCTTCCACAGGTCGCACCTCTGGTGGGTCCGGCGGTTTGTCTTCTTGTGATTCGATTAATGGTAATACTCCTTGGGTTGTGGGCAACGGTACGCCTGCGTGCAAGTGTTCCACGCGAAAATCCGCTGTCTCAAAATCATATACAGCGGCTAGAGCTACAGTATACTGTTGTCCTGCATCTGTTGCTACTCTGATTTCGGTTATCCCTGACTGTAACGCTAACACATGTCCTCCGCTAGGTGCATTCCAGTTAGGTTCAAGTTGTGCTGACGGAATATCCCGCGACCAGTACACTGTCGTTTTAGTGCGCAGACAAAATTCTGTACTTGTTCCAAAGGTGTAATCGCGTGCGACAATACTCTCTAGTGTATATGATTTAGGTTCTTCTAAATCCTTAGGTGTGACCGGGGGCATGGCAACACTGACATCATTAGCTGCATATATTGTATGTCTACCATTCCGAGTTGGGTGCTGGTAGTTCACATTATAACCTTGGAACCTAGATAATACACCTAGTGCCCATAGATCATTATAATTCAGAGCCTGCATCACCCTACGCACATTCCTTTTCTTAACGCCTGGACTGATATTATAAATAGAACCGTAAGGAGTCCCTGCTATTAAAGACCCTGCTAGGCCCGCTATTAATGTAATGCATGAGGGTGCTACTATAGTATTCATTAAGATATAATTGTCTCTGATATCATAACCATAGTCTGTGATATTTTGAAAATTAAGTGTACCAAACGGAACCCGTTTGTTATAACAGCTCCTTAGCGGTTCAGTCCACACTGTTGCTACACATGAATGTGCTCCTGTTGGTACAGCCCTACCTATAACAGCAGAAAACATAGCATCTGCTCTATAGTGTTCATCGACTGTTAGGTTAGTCACTCTGGAGAGACCTACTAATAAGTCCATCAAATTTTTCTTATTAAAGATAGTAAAATACTCCCCCCAATACCAGCATGTATTTGCAAACACAGATTCTATAATCAAGGAATCAGACTCTGTATCTAAACTTCTCACTGCTTGAATGGCTTCAGCAGTTGTACATACTCCTTCCTCCTGCAACAATATATGTATAGCGGCCCTCTTGAGGCCTAACTTAGGCAAGTAAAGAGTACGCGGTATTTGCGTCCACCAGTGTGCCTCAACTGTCTCTGTCGCTGGCTGTGCCAACCAGTACTTACAGGCTCTCAGCGCTGCTAACATATCCTCATGCCACCTGTGATTGTTCACTAACTTGATGATAATTGCTCGCACTTCTTCTGCACTGTAAGTCGTAGTCATGGGCACTATTTGTGTAGGGGTTGTAATACCTATTTTCCCTTCTATACCTAAATCTATGACTTGATCACATAAGAACGGAGTGTGTCGTACGTCGTCTTGTATAATATTGTCAAGAATAGCCAGGTCTTTAGATGTCAAGCCAGAACAGTTCAGGAAACCGAAGTAATTTTTAAAATTATCTACAGTTGCGTCATCAGAAAACCAGTTGTCTTTGGTATTTTGCAGAACATAAACATCATTTAAATCAGTTGTGTGTTGTCCCACTGGTACTATAAACCTATTCTTGATAAATCCGAACGTATCGCCAAAGTGGTTTCCACTACGGCTGTGACCATCGTTGTAGTCATACATCTTCCATACTTTAACAGTTTTTACTAGTCTAGCATCGACATATTCTGGGTTTGGCAAATGTACACCGCCCACTAAAATGTTCTGGGCTGGCAGCGTAGCACTCCAGACAATAATATCTGCGAGGAGAGCCTGCGTAGATTGATCGGTTGAAATAATTTGTGCTCCATCCTCATGGTTACGTACGACCAAAGCCAGTTTCTCTAGTTGAGCCATTTCATCTCCAGCTCTGACTATAGACATTACCTGTGACGCTGTGAATTTAATAGTGTGGTCAAAGACTTGGGTCTTTCCTATCATCTTGAGTAGTTGATATCTCAGATACAATTTCACAATTAAGGCAGTCGCGTTATCATAGAAATCATTCGCAAAAACAGCATTGTAAAATCTACCATAACGTGCCTCTTTAACGTCAGAGCTTATACCCAACTCTCTAAGCCGTTTAATTATTACTGTCTCATTTGGTAACCCTTCAGTAGTGACGTACTTCTTGTTCAATCCGTAGATTGAATGTTGGCGAGTGGCTGCAACTATAGTCTGCGCCATGCCGTAGATGGTCGCCTTTGCAGCACAAAATACTTTGCCCCTGTTCTTGTACTTCTCACCTATGATATCCATTATGCCAGGGGCATCTAAAGTATGCTTTTTGAGGTTTGCGTCTACAACGAGAGTCGTATCCCTGTCTCGCTGTATGTCCTGGTCAGCTAAAAGTGCCGGTTCTACCTTTGCTAGTCCCAGTGCTAACTTAGTTTTGAACATTATTTGTCCGGTCCCATAACTGAGAAAGTTTGTGTTAACTTGGATTAAATCTTTAATGTAGTCCATGTTGTAAGAGTGTTTTTTCGCTTTGGGCAGCCACAATGTTATAAGTCTCTTCTTCTTGACCAAATTTGTAACCCTCATTAGCAGACTCGTTTTCAGTGGTTTCCCTGATCAAACTAGAGGTTACCAAGG